CCCCATGGCCTGCGCGGGACGCACAGCAGCCTGGCGCGCGCCGCCGGCGCCACCGCCGAGGTGGTCGCCGGGCAGCTCGGCCACGCCGGGACCGGGGTCCAGGACGCTCACTACGTCGCCCCCGGGATCGCCCAGCTGGTCACCCAGCAGCGCGCACTGCGGGTGCTGGACGGCGGCCGGGACCGGACGTGAATCGTTGGCGGAACGAGTCGATTCGTTGGCAGGCGCCCGGGCCTGTCCTAACCGCCGGATCCTACGAGCTGTTTTTCAGCCCAATCCCACGAAACAAGCTTCCAGAGTCTGTGGAAGCACCTGTAGTGACACGTAGTTAACCCGTTCAGGGGTTGCCCGGCGCGGCGGAGCGTGCAGCACGTTCGCGCACTTGAGTCGTTGCCCGGCCAGCGGCGCCGCAGAATGCCCCAGGAGCCTCGATCCGGATTACCCCTGCGGCGCTCGGCGCGGAAGGCTGCCCGCGCTCTCCGGTCGACTGGTGGCTGTATCCACAGGGTAGGTAGGTGACCACGGCCGGCTCGTCGTCCGCGTCTCGGTCGGTCTGCCAGTCGCAGGCGTCGCACGAGGGCCAGCAGCAGCACAGCTCGCGGCGGGCGCTGTGCTCGTCCTCGGTCATCAGTTGTAGCGCCGCACCGGACGGCGGCGCACGGGGGTGACCGTGTACGTGGGCGGCGGCGGGGTGAGCGTCCCGGTCGCCGTCGCGACCCCCGCAGCGCTACCGGACAAGGCGCCATCCCCAGCGAGGGTGGCCGCCGCCGTCGCCACACCTGCCACGCTTGCGGCCAGCAGCCCGCGGCCGGCCAGCGTCCCGGTCGCGGTCGCGGTGCCGGCCGACGAGCCGGTGATAGCGCCTGAAGGCGGACCACCTTCGGTGAGCGTCCCGGTCGCAGTTGCCGCGCCGGCGGCCGCTCCTGCCAGCGCGCCAACGCCGCTGAGCGTTGCGGCCGCGGCCCCGGACCCTGCCGAACTGCCGACCAGGGCGCCCTTGGCGCGCATCGTGCCCGACGCGGTCGCGACCCCGTCCGACGTGCCGGCGATCGGGCCCAGGGTCTCGGACAGCGCGAGCGCGACGTAGGCGACGTCGTCCACCGCGGCGGTCCCGCCGATCGCGAAGTCGGCCGACCCCGGCGTGGTCTGGCGGATGACCTCCGAGTAGAACGCGCCCAGGTCGAAGTCGGCGACCGTCTGGCAGTTGGCGTTGGGCGTGAAGGCCGCCGGCGAGGCGCCGCCGCCGTAGAGCGCCGCCACCGCGGCACAGGTCCGGCCGGCATACTGCAAGGTGACCGACGGGTTGGCCGCGTTCTCGGCGATCCCGTCGCTGTCCACGACCTCGCAGTCGCGGCTGGCAGTGTACGAGATCGAGGTGAAGTGGATGTCGTCGGTGGTACCCGAGGCCAGGTCGGCCGAGACCGTCTGGGCGCCGGTCGGGATGCTGGCGCCGAGGAACCACCACTCGGCGGCGCCGAGCTCGGTGGCGGTGTCGGTCCGGCGGATCACCCGGGCCATGGCCACGCCGCCGTAGGTCACCCCGACCACGTGGTCGGTGGTCGAGACCCCGTGCACGGCCGAGACCAAGACCGCCCGCGGCACCCCGACCGGCGTATGCGTCCAGGTGTGCGGGTCCGTCGTGCCGGTCCGCTCCGACTCGACGGCGGCGTCGAAGGCTACCGCCATCGGGTAGCCCTGGCCCTACTCGGCCCAGGCCGGCAGCGGCAGATCGGTCCCGCCGTCGTTGTCGCAGAGGCCAGCGGCGATGGCGAAGGCCCTGGTCGGCGGCGGCCCCGCGACGGTGTCGCCCGGCAGCTCGCCCGTCCAGACCACGGTGCGGTCCGGCTTGGCGATCATGCCGTGGCGCTTCTTGGTCGCCGGGTCGGTCGTCATTGCCAGGACGAAGACCCGTTCCTCTCCCTCGTCCTCGCGGATCGCCAGGACCCGGGTGAACGCCTCGTGGTTGCCATCGCGGGTTCCGAACTTGAGCTCGAGCATGGGAGACCTCCTAGTCCTCGGTGACGTCGAGAGCGCCGATGGCGAACTCGGGGGTGATGCCGGCGCTCACGGCCAGCGTGGCACCGAGCGCGCCCTTGTACAGCACCTTGCCGGTGCCGCTGGTCGCGGTGCCGATGTGGAAGTGCGAGATGGCGTTGCTGCCGCTGGTGCACTGGTCGAAGGCGATCACCGCGGCATTCTCCACCGCGTTGCCGGTCACCGTCCAGCCGCCAGACGTCCGCGCGACCAGCTTGCGCGCGTAGGGGGTATAGGTCGCCTCGTTGGTCGTCTCGTCCCCGGCCTCGCCGACGTCGGCCGTCGCCAGGCCTACCCGCAGGTCGGTCAACGGGGCGGTCGCCGCGTTGTCGGCGAGGTTGGCGATCGGCGTCGCGTTGAAGATCAGCTTCAGCAGGTCGTTCTCGAACGTGTTGCCCTTGGACATTCCCGATCCCCTTTCGTCACTCGCCGACGAAGTGCAGGTAGCGCACCAGGTAGGCGTGCCGCAGGTCCCAGCAGTCGGTCTCGCGGATCGATGGCGGCTCGCCGCCGCGCAGGGCGGCGCCGATCGCCAGCAGCTTGTCGGCCGTCGCGATGTGGCGCTCGCGGTCGTAGCCGGGCAGCACCTGGGAGACGAGCTCGACGTGGCCCGGAGCCTTGCGCACCCAGCGCCGCGTGACCCACTCGTACACCCCGCGGCGCACGACCAGGTCGCAGGGCAGCACCGGCTCGCCGTCCTCGAGCGGGCGGACGCTGGTCCGGCGCGGCGGCTCGCGCCTGGGCGCCTCGGCGCTGTCGCCGATCAGGATGCCGAACGCATCGCGCACCAGGCCGTCGGTGTTCAGGTAGAGCCCGCCGAATGGCTCCTGGTCGAGCACACTGCCGATCCAGTAGTGCACCGCGTTGCTGCAGTCGATCAGGCCCAGCGGCCCCAGCACGGACTTCGCGCGGGGGTCATTGCCGTGGCCCCGGCCCAGGCCGTAGGTGCCCAGGCCGCGGGACTCGACGGCGCGCCAGAGGGCGCGCTCGCGGGTGGTCGGTAGGCGGGGGACCGGTGTCATCGGCCGCTGTAGCGCTGCTCGCGCAGCTGCAGCAGGTCGCGGACGGCGGCCGGCGCCTTGTCACCCTTGGCGCGCGCCTTCAGCCGGGTGCGCGCCTGCAGCACGTCGGCCGGCGCCAACTGCTTGGCGCCGAGCAGGTCGTGCACCATGTCGAGGGCCTCGCGCTCGGCGTCCATCGGGCCGAACTTCTTGCTCTGCTTCATGCCCTCGACGGCCACGTACGCCATGTCGACGGCGGCGTTGAGCCGGTCGCGCCAGGTGCGCGCGGCGCGGAAGCGCTGGACGGCGGCGTAGCCGGACGTGGCCAGGCCGTAGACGGTGACGGCGAGCAGGATGATCTCGACGGGTGACATGACGGTCCTTTCTGTTACGGGCCCGCGTGCGCGAGCTGCTTGATGACGACCTGGCCGGCGGCGCTGCCGACGAAGATCAGCACGCCGATGGCGATCTTCACCCAGACGCCGGTGACGGCGTGGGCGGTCTTCTGCTGTTGCAGCTGGGTAGTGAGCTCGCCAATCTTCTCGTCCATGTCTTCGAGCCTCCTGGTGAGCATCTCCAGCCGGGTGATCAGCTGGGTGAGCGACCCGAAGGTGCGCTCGATCTCGGCGATACGGTCCTCGTGCTTGGCCGCGGTCTTGCGCAGCATCTGCACCGCGCCGTCCTCGCCTTCGTCGCCGGCGACGAAGACCAGGCGCTTCTCGGCCCGCGACGCCTTGACCTTGGCCTCGCCGGCGACCTCGGCCACGCGAGCGATCGCTGCCCACAGCGGCGCCAGGTCGGCGCGGTGGGGCTGCTGGGACTGGCGGTGCAGCTCGGCGACGTCGTAGGGCAGCGGCGTGTAGTCGTCGTCGACCGGAGCCGACGGGACGTTGGGCACGCCGCGGGGTGGGGTCCGGTAGCGGCCGCGGCGGTCGTCGTCGGGGGCGCTCACGCCGGGTTCACCACGTCCTTCAGGGTGAAGTCGGACGGGGGGATGATCACCCGTCGCTTGCCGCCGATGGTGGCGACCAGGTCGTAGCTGTACTTGCCGGCAGGGGTGGTGGCGCCGCTGGTGTCGGCCGAAGCCAGAGCGAGCTCGGCCTGCCCCAGCGTGGCGCCGGCCTGAGCCAGCAGCGTGATGCCAGCGCCCACCGACTTGGAGATCAGCGCCGGGTCGGCGACGCCCGGCGCGGTCTTGACCTGAAACTCCATGGTCGCGCCGGTGAGGTCCTGGCGGCCGCTGTCGTCGGCCTTGGTGACGGTGACCCGGAAGACGCGGTCGGCTCCGCGGAAGCCGACGATCGGCACCGGCCGGGGAAGCTGGGCGGGACTGGACATCAGACCTCCTCCAGGCTGCAGACCAGAACGTCGGGCTCCTCGAGGCCGGCCTGCCAAAGGTCCTCGGCCAGGTCGGCGGCGACCGCGTCGACGTCGGCGAGCTCGCCGACCGGGTCGTCGGCAGCCAGCTCGGCGCCGAGCTCGTCGGTCGCGACCATGTCGGCCGCCAGCTCGTCGGCGGCCGCCAGCTCGGCGGCGACGTCGCCGAAGCACAGGCCGTTGCCCTTCAGCGTGCCCAGATCGATGAAGGCGTTGGCCTCGTAGTGATCGTCGTCCCGGAGCGCCAGGCCCTCGGTCGGGATCATGATGACGCCCGGGGTCGTGCTGGCGAAGTAGGCCTGCTCGGCGCGGACGGTGGCCACGTGCGGAGCGACCACACCGCTGGGCAGCTGGTCGAAGATCAGCCAGGCGAAGTAGCCCAGGTCGGCGAGCCAGCGGTCGCTCAGGGCGGTCATGTTCTCGGCGTACAGTCCGGCGGGACCTGCGCCGTTGGCGTCGCCGTTGCCCTGGCACCAGTCCAGGGCCAGCACCTTGGCGCCGATCTCCAGGGTCTTCTGCCGGCAGAAGTTGAAGGCCTGGGTGTACAGGTTCTCCGACTCGCCCGCAGGCGGAGCCGCGGTCGGTTTCCAGTGGACGTTGAGGCTGGTGCCGTTGCGCGCCCACTTGATCAGGTAGATGGCGCCGTCGCCGTAGAACTCGCGCAGCCTCCGGCCCATGGACAGCTCGGCGCCGAACGACTTGCGAGCCGACGCCGGGTTGCTGCCGATGACCCGGTGCGGCTGCAGCGCCTCGAACGGGTAGACGTCGATCGTCGGTCCGACCGCCTGGCTGCACAGGGTCTGTGCGAGCTGCACGCTGGGATAGGCGTCCTTGTAGGCGGCGTTGCCGGCGGACAGGTCGTCGGTGCTGGCGCCGCCCACCTGGTTGGACTGGCCCCACATCCAGATCGCGAGCGGCTGTCCCATGCAAGGCTCCTCGGCCGGCGCGCAGCCGGCCAGCACGACCAGGGCGAGGGCGAGCGCGCGCATCACGCGGCCTTGACCTCGATCGCCAGCGCCGCGCACTGCTGTAGCGCCGCCCAGGTGGCCGTGCAGTCGCGCTGGTTGCGCGCCCACTCGGTCTCCATCCGGATCACCGAGGTCAAGACGTTCTGATCGTCGATCTCGGCGAAGTCGGCGTCGGGCACGATGTCCTGGTTCACTGCACCGATGAAGACCGCCAGGTTCAAGTTGTTCGGGTGCTCCAGCGGGGCGAGCGTCGGAGCGGCCAGGCTGAGGGACGAGCCGTTGGTCGTGCCCGCCGGCGCCTGCACGACGCAGCTACCCGACGCCGGCGCATCCTTCATCGAGGCGAAGCGCCAGATGATGGCGCTCTGCACGTTGCCGGCGAAGTCGATCTGCACCGTGCCCGAGCCCGGGACGGCCAGACCCGGCGCCTCGAAGGCGGTCACCCGGCGCGAGCCGATGATCACGCTCTGCTTGGCCGTCCACGCCAGATTGAGCCCGGCGTTCGAGGTCACGGTCGGCTGCGGCGCGACCGCGCCCTGGTGGCTCACCCACAGGATGACAGGCCGGTTCGCCGGTGGCGTGATGGCACCGGTGGCGAACGCCGCTGCGTCGGCCGTGGACGTGCCGGCGCCGTTGGCCGCAAGGTTCTCCGGCGACGGCAGGAGCCGGCTGTCGCCGTTCAGGTTCGGCCGGAGCCCGACGTCGAGCCCGCTCTTGAGGCCGACGATCAGGCTCATGAGGCGGACAGCTTCCCGTTGGTCTTGATCGAGAGCTTGCTGTTCGCGGTGGTGGTGATCTCGACCATCACGTCGCGGGCGCCGTTGTTGCCCAGGTGCACCAGCTTGGAGCCGGCGGCCGCGGCGGCGACGGTGCCGGCCAGGGCGGTCTCCTCCGCCCACAGGGTGAGGTCGAGCGCGCCGCCCTCGTTGACGGGCGGATTCTCGTCGTTGGAGACGAAGACCTTGTAGGTGAATGCGCTGGTGGCATCGTGCCAGCAGAGCTGGAAGCTGGAGACGATCTCCTGCATCGAGGTGAGCCGGTAGCGCTTCACGGTGGCGTTGGCGACGGCCACGTTGTCGAGCAGGGGCTTGGACGGGGACACGTTCGGCATGGGGTCTCCTACCGGTTGGCCAGGCGCTGGGCCGGCGTCTCCAGGTTGCGGGTGTCGATCCGGTTGAGGGCGGCAGCGCTGGGCTGCACGGGCGCCGCAGGCCCGGCGCCGCCGCCAGGTCCGGGCTGCTGCTGCGGCTGCTGCGCCGCTTCGCTCTCGAAGGTGGCCTGCATGGCCGCGATGAACTCCGGGCGCATCGAGCCGTCGAAGGGGGCGCCGAACAGGATCGACAGCTGCAGGCGCTTGCCGTAGGGCAGCTCCTTGCGCGTCTCGGAGACGCGCTCGACCAGCGAGCGCTGCACCCGGGCGAAGTACTCCGGGTAGACGGTCTTGACCGCCTCGACCGTCTCCAGGGTGAGCGTGCCGCGCTGCAGGTCCTCGACCAGGGCGTGCGGGTCGTCGACCGCGCGGACGTAGCGGGCCCACCGGCTGATCTCGCTGTCGGCCGGCCGGTAGGGTCGGCCCGCCGCGCCGATCTGCCCGAGCTGCAGCTGCGGCGGCACCTTGCTGGCCAGGAACTGCACGCCCCGGCTGGTGGCGTCGGCGATCTGCCCGGCCATCTCGGGCGACGCGCCGACGCCCTCGAAGTGCGCGGCCAGGCCGGCGTGGAAGTCCGGCAGCTGCTGGGCGGCGCGCAGGACCTCGGCGGACCGGGCCCGGTAGAGCGCCCCGGTCTTGTCCTCGCCGCGGGCCCGGGCTGGCTTCTCGGTCGAGTCCTCGGGCACCGGCGCGAACCGGACGCGCTCCAGGACCTGGGCGGCCGCCGGTCCGGCGAAGCGGGTGGCCGGCCGGCCGACGCCGGAGACGAACGCCTCCAGACCCTTCTCGGTCTTGGCCAGCACGCCGCCGGTCGCCTTGGCAGCGCGGGCGGCGAAGCCGGACACCAGCCCGCCGGGCAGCCCGGGGATGCCACGTCCCTTGCCCATCAGGCCGGAGATGACGTCGGAGGCCGAGCCGCGGCTGGCCAGCTGCAGCCCGCGGCTGGCGGCGTAGACGCGCAGCAGGGTCTGGGCGACCTGGCCGCCCGGCAGCGCCTTCAGGTCGGGACCGATGCCGGCCAGCTCGGCGGCGGCCAGGATGTCCATGCCGCGGATCTTGGCGACCTGGTCGCTCTTGCCGCCGGCGACCCGGAACAGCAGGTCCTTGACCTTCTCGGTCGCGGTCGGCGGAGGGGCGGCCTGGCCGGGGTCCATGCCCAGCGCCGCCTCGCCGGCGGCCTTGACCTTGACCGCCCGCTCGCCGGCGTGGGCGACGTCCTGCAGGTACTGGCCCGCCTCGGGCAGCGCCGCCTGGCCGACGGGCATCCGGGCCTGCAGGTCCGCGGTCGCCGCCTCGAACTCGTCGATCGCCCCCAGCGCGCCCTTGAGGTCCGCGGGCTGTCGACCGAATACGCTGTCGACGGCCTTGGTGCCAGCGGTCGCCTTGTAGACCTTCCACTCGGCGGCCATCTCGCGGACGGCGGCGGTGTGCGCGCCCTTGTGCCCGGCGCCGGCGTGCTTCTTCATGAGCGGGCCCATCCGCTCCTTCTGGAACTCGGTCCAGGTCTTGCGGGCCACCTGCCCGCCGGCCAGCGCGTCCACCGCGGCCTCGGCCTTGGTGGTGCGCTCGAGCGCCTGGCGGATCGCCGCGGCGGCGTCGTCGGCGACCTGGCCGGACTGCAGCAGCACCTCGGCCTGGGCCCGGGTCTCGCGGGCGACGGTGTTGAGCACGTCGAGCTGCTCGGTGAGCATGTCCTGGCCGGCCTTCTTCTGCGCGGCCGCCGTCGCCTTGCCCGCCTTGACCGCCTCGGCCTTCTTGAGCAGCTCGGCGCCGCGGCCAGCCAGACGACCGGCCCCGCGCAGCGCCGCGCCAGCGGCCACCCCGCCGGCGCCGAGGACGCCGCCCAGGGCAGCGCCGTGCAGCGCACCGTGGCCCAGGGCGGCCACGACGCTCTCGGCGGTGAGCGGTTCGTCCTCCAGGACCAGCTGCGACAGGCCCATCCCGGCGCCGAAGAAGGCGCCCTCGGTGGCGGTCTGGGCAACCACCGGGGCGGTCCGGGCCACCGCGCGCGCCAGCAGGCCTCCGGAGGCCAGGCCGGCGGTTCGCCCGGCGACCCCGCGCCCGACCGCGCCGCCGGCGGCCGCGGCAGCTCCTGCCGGGGTGCGCGCCAGGGCGACGCCGGCGCCGCCCGGCAGAAGCGACGGCAGCACGGCGCCGCCGATCTCGGCCACGGTCGAGATCCCCTCGTGCCGGGCCCGGCTCTCGCCGAGCGCCTCGCGCACCTGGGCGTCCCGGTCGCCGAGCTTCTCGATGTCGATCCCGAGCTCGTGGCGGATCCGGCTCCTGAACTCGGGGTCCTTGGCCAGCTCCGGCCGCTCCTCCAGCAGGTAGGCCAGCGCCTCGTCCCGCGACGGCGCCTGCCCCAGGAAGGCGCGGCCATACTTGTTGGTCATCAGGGCGTCGGAGCCGCCCAGGGTCACGCCACGGAGCGCGCCGGCCAGACCTGCGATGCCGCCGCCCAGCGCGCCGCCGTAGCGGTCGTCGAGCTCGGCCTCGCGCTGGCGCCCCTCGAGCGACTCGGCCGACTCCGGCTGCGCGCCGACCTGCAGCGCCTGGTCGACGTTGTCGGCGGTGATCGTGATGAGGTTGCCCTGCCGGCCGACCAGGTTGAACGAGTCGCCAGGGCGCGGGCTGTAGCGTCCGGACCGCAGCGCGGCGTCCAGGTCCTCCTGGCCGAAGTCCTGCTCGCGCCCGGTCTCCTTGTCGAGAAGGACGGGCACCTACGGGACCCCCGTGAAGTAGCCCTCGGGGATGGCGCCCGTGTCCAGGGCCGGCGCGAGCCGCCGGGTGGTCGCGTTCTGCTGGGCCTGGCGGGCGCGCTCCTCGCCGGGGGTGAGCGGCTTGGGCGCGCCGGTGACCTCGGCGTACCGCTTGATGAGCGCGGCATCGGCAGCGATCGCCGTCTTGTCGCCGGCCTCGACTTGCGGCCGCAGCCGGGTGCGCCACTCGACGATCCGTCCGGAGTCCTCGGGGCCGAGCTCGCCGACGCGCGACCGCAGCTCCTTGAGGCCGGCATCCCGGCGCTCGGGCTTGCCGGTCTCCACCTGGACGACCAGGTCGGCGATCGGCGCCTTGCCCGGCTCGCTCGCCGGCTTCGGCACCAGGATCGGCTCCTCGGCGGGGTTGTAGCCGGTGATCCCGGCGCCGCGGACTACCTCGGTGATCTGCTGGTCGGCCAGTCCCTGGATCACCTTGTACGCCTGGGTCGGGTCGCGGCCGGTGAAACTCGGCGGCGCCGGCATCACATCGCGAGCCGCGTCGACGTCGTTCTTGGTGAGCACACCGGGGCCGTTGAGCATGCGCGCGAAGGCCCACGCGAGCTTGTTGTAGCGGGTATCGAGCTCGATCTTCTCGTCGGAGGCGAGGAAGCCTTTGGAGCCGATGCCGTCGTACTTGCGGCCGGCGCGATCAACCAGGTCCTGCAGCTGCGCCAGCTCGCGGCGGAACTGCCGGTAGCCGACCAGCTGGCCGTTGACCTGCGTGGCCGCCTCCTTGCTCGTGGCGTTGGAGAGCAGCTTGCCCGCCTGATCGAATACGCCCAGCGGCGCGCCCTTCTGCGCCTCTTCGGTGCGCTTCTGCTCGCGGGTCGCCTGCTGGTCCTCGATGTCGGCGCCGGTCTTGGCGACCTTGAGCTCGAACTCGCGATCGGACTCGAAGCGCCGTCGCTCCTCCTTCGCGCGAGCAGCGGTGGCGGCCGCGCGCGACTGGGCGGCCGCCTGGGCGGCGGCGACGTTCTGAGCGCGGATCTGTTCGAGCAGTCCGTCGGCCTGCTGGCGGAAGCCGAGCGCGCCCTGGGCGGCGCGCAGCCGCGCCTGCTCGGGCATGGGCGCCGCGAGCGCTTCCAGCTTGGCAGCGGCGATGTTCAGGTAGGACACGCGAGCGGCGGCCTCGGCGGTGCCCATGTCCTTGTACCGGTCGAGCATGGTGCCCAGCAGCCCGCGCCGGGTCTCGATCGCGGAGCGCTTCTGCTCGATCGCGACCTTCTGCGCCTCGATGTCTCGGTCGATCTGCTGGTTGATGATCGCGAGCGCCGAGTTCTTGCCGGTGTACGCTTCCAGGAAGCCGCCGATGAACAGGCTCAGCGCGCCGACGATCCGCTGCGGGACCGAGGCGTTCTTGTACAGGCGGTTGGGATCGATGCCGGAGTTGGCCAGCTCGTCGGATCGAGTGCGCACGTCCTCGACCAGCTCGTCGGCCTTCTTCTCGCGCTCGACCCGCTGCGCCTCGTCTTCGCGCAGCTGTTGCTCGGCCTCGCGCGCCATGCGCACCCGCTCGGCGTTGACCAGGCCCAGCTGCTGGGCTTCCTTCTCGCCCTGCTCGATCGCGAGCTCACCGCCGAGCTCGGCGGCGCCGACCAGGCCGCCGACACCGCGGGGCAGCGCGGCGATCCGCTGCTCGTAGGTGGGGTCGGCGGCGCGCGCGACAGCGCCCGGGGAGGCCCCGCCCATGGACGGCGGGGCGATCGTGCCCGGTCCCAGCCGCGGCACGTCACCGGCCGCAAGCGGGGTGGACGTCGGCGCGATCGCCGGCGGCGCCGCGAGCGCGTTGCGCGGTGCGCCCTGCAGCGGGATCGGCGGCGGCGCGGACCCGGGCGACTGCTGCTGGGGAGCCGGCGGCCAGCCCGGCATCGGGGCTGAGCCCGGCGCCGGCGGCAGCGAGCCGGCCAGGTCGCCGGCGAGCTGCGGATCGGTGATCGGCGCCGGGGTGGGGGCCGGCGCCGCGGGCCCGGACAGGCCCATGCCGGCGGCCAGCCCGCGCGGGATGCGCATGGAGCTGCCATCGTCCTGCTGGACGTAGACGAAGAACTCGTCCTGTCCGGTGACGGAAGGCATCTCCTTAGCCCCCCAACCCGCCGCCCAACCCGAAGGCGAAACCGCCGAGTGAGGACAGGCCGCCCAGGAGTTGCTCGCCCGGGGATGGGGTCTGCAGCAGCTGGCCGAAGCGCTGGCCGCGCTGCTGCTCGTAGCCCATCAGGCCCTGCTGCTGCATGCCGGCGTTGGCCTGCTCCTGGCGCAGGAGCTCGAGCAGGCGCTGGTCGTTCATGCCGGTCTGCTGCTGGGCGAGCTGGGCCTGGCTCTGGGCCAGCCCGATGTCCTGGCCGCGAGCGCCCGACAGGACGCCGCCGAGCTGGCCCATGGCGCCGAGCTGCTCCTGGATGCGGGCGTCGGCCGCCTGCCCGGCCAGCCCCGACTGCTGCGCGCTGCCCTGCTGCGCCGCCATGCGCTGGGCCAGCGCCTGGTTGCCCGGAGCGGCCGAGGCGGCCAGGCCTTGCTGCTGGGCCACCGAGCGATCCGTCGCGCGGCGCAGCTGGGCCTCGGCGACGGACGGCCCGGTGCCGGCGGCCTGCGCCTGCAGCTGGCTGATCAGCGCCTGCTGGCCGGAGCGGAACTGTCCCTGCGGCTGCATGTTGATCTGCGGCCCCTGCCTGGCATCGGCCTGGCCGGCCAGGCCCAGCAGCCGGTTGCCGCGGTCCTGGAAGCCGGGCGCCTCGAAGTTGCCCCGGTTGACGTCGCGGAACTCGTTCTGGCTCCGGTTCGCTCCCAGGTTCAGGAATCCGGCTACGCTGTCGAACAGGCCCATGTCACTGCTCCTTCCGTTTACCCGAGGGTTTTGGCCGACGGCAGCTTGGCCAGGCCTTCCTTGAGACCGACCTCGAGCGCCAGCTCGGTGAGCTCGTAGCTCTCACCGGGCTCCGCCGAGGGGATGTCCGTGAACGCGAACTTGACCGCGGAGACCTTCTGCCGCGGCAGTCGGAAGCGGAACTGGTAGACGCCGTCGCCCCGGCCGCCGTAGACCGGCTCGGCGCCGTAGTAGGCGTCGCCGCCGTAGACCACCTGCGACAGGCCAGTGGCCGGGTCCCAGGTGCGGCGGTACACGAACGGGCCGTAGTCGAAGGCGATGTCGACCTGCAGCCGGTGGGCGGAGTGGTAGTCGCCCAGGATGTGGGCGCGCCGGACCCGGATGCGCCGCTGCAGCTGGTCGGGGCGGATCCACGCCGTCTCCAGCTTCATGGCGTACAGCGCGCCGCCGTCCTTGAAGAAGCCGACGGTCTCGGCGCGCACCTGGCCCGAGGCCAGCGCGTAGGCGTACTGGCCCTTCCAGACGCAGGCGTCGGCGGCGCCGAACGTCCACACCGCCCACTGCCGGAACAGATAGTCGAAGCACAGCGTCCGGCCGGCGTCGGTGACGAACAGGACCTGGTTCCGGTCGGCGACCACCAGGGCGGCGGTGACGCGGTCGGCGTTGTAGGCCTCGACGTCGGCGCCGACGTACTCCAGGCCCAGCGCCTGCGTGAGCAGGTAGATGCCCTTCTCGCTCTGGAACATCAGCCCGCCGGGCACCATGACGATGGAGCGCGGGTTGTCGCAGCCGGTGTCCGCGGTGATCATCTGCGGCCGGGCCCAGGCGCCGCTGCCCAGGTTGCTGGGCCCGTCGCCCGACAGGGCGTAGATCCCCCGCCGCTTGAAGACGATGAGCAGCTCGTTCATGACGGCCAGGCCGGTGATCCCGCCGCCGGCCTCGTCCACGTCGAAGGCCAGGGCGTCGGAGAAGGCCAGGGCCTGCCCGGGCGAGCGCAGCTTGGACGGGTAGATCCGACAGGGTGCCTGCCCGGCGCCGGCCACGAACACCCGGTCCTTGCCGGACGCGACCAGCGGAGCCGCCGGCGGGGCGACGTGGTCGAGCTCGCCGCTGTTCTGGTAGTCGAGCTCCTTGGACAGGATGCTGGAGTCGGGCATCTTGTCGATAAAGTCGATGGTGTCGACGGTGGGGTCGTTCGTCACCCAGCCGTTGGGATCGACCGCCGCCGGATCCACCGAGCTCACCCGGTAGCGGGGCGCGCCTGGGCCGGGGTCCTTCTCGGTCCGGTAGACCGCGAAGCCCAGCTCCGGCCGGGGGCTCTTCTTGGCGGTGATCGAGAGCGTTCGGATGGTCACCCGGATCGCGTTGTGGGCTGCGTTGGTCACGGTGACGGTGAGCAGCGCCGCCAGGGTGCCCAGCTCGCGCTCGCCGCGGGCGTTGGTCCACTCGGGATAGACCGAGTAGGTGTGCTTCTGGTTGGCGGTTGCCCCGGGGTTCAGGCCTGTGCCGGCGCCGTTGGTCTCGCTGGCGCCGACCAGGCCCTCGACGAACAGATGGAAGCCCGACTCGACGATGCCCTCGCCGTCGTACTGGTGCAGCAGGCCGCCGGCGATGTAGAGCGTCGCGCCGACTTCGGCGCGCCGGTAGGAGCGCTCGCTGGCGAAGTCGAGCGTGATCCGCTGGATGCCCTTCTCGGTGAAGACGTCGTCGCCGGGCGACTCCAGGCGCAGCTTGTACAGGCCCGTCGAGCGCCAGACGCCGGCGCCGCGGTCGGTCATGGCCGGCAAGTGCCCGCGGCGGTAGGTGACGCCGCCGGCGACGCCGGGGAGCATGCGGGCGACGACCGCGCCGTCCTGGCGCATGGTGAAGTAGGTGGTCTGCAGCGGCGAGTCGTGGACGATGTTGACGTAGACGAAGTCGCCTTGTCGGAAGGCCTTGGACGCCAGCGCCGCGTGGCGCAGGTCGGCCGTCGGCCCGCTGCCGATCTCGACGTTGCCGGCCGTCGTCTTGCCGACCGAGAAGCGGCGCAGCCGATAGTCGGCCTTGGACGCGGCCTCGACCTCGTAGTAGACGAGCGCTCGCCACACCTCGGCGGCCCCGGACACCTGGCTGATCCCGGGCAGGCTCCATCCGATCGCCAGGTTGGCGACCAGGTCCAGGTTCTCCACGTTGGTGGGCGTCAGCATCGCGGCCAGATCGGAGCTGAAGGACGCGGCGTACGGGCCGGCGGGGGCCCCGCCGGCGCTCCGCGACCAGCACACGACCACCTCGCCCGAAGTGGGCTCGACCGCAAGCGCGACCGCGTATTCGGCGGTGCCAGAGAACGTGCGCGGCGGCGGGATGCCCAGCACCGCGCCCGCCCCGCTCATGAACGCCACCGCCAGCGTGTTGGCCGCGGTGGTCATGTACGCGAAGGCCGCACGCTCGCCGTGGGGCGCGACGTCGAAGAGCGGGTTGGCCGCGGATAGGTCGGTAACCAGGTTCTTGGCAGCGCCCGACATCGTGGCCTGCAGGTTGGCCGGACTGATCGGCAAGGTCTTGATGGTGGTGATCGCGGTCTCGGCCCACAGCACGTGCAAAAAGCCGTTGACCGCCACGACCCGCGGCCGGATGCCGCTCGAGGAGAGGCGCCGTGCCGCGATCAAAACCGCACCGGTCTCCGCGTCAACCACCGCCGCGAAGACGCCGGCGCCCTCCCAGGCGTACACCCCGATCCCGCCGACCTCGGCATAGTCGGCCAGGCGCTGGTCGTAGGGGACCTTGGCAACGACCTGGTGATCGACCACGACCGACTCGAACTGGCCCTTGTCGATCCACCCGTCGTGCGGGGCGCTATAGGAGAACAGGCGTACGCCATCGGCCAGGAGCAGCTCATCGGCCCGGGTCGCCAGCATGCGGCCGCCCAGGGAATCGGGCGACGCCGCCCCGCTGCCGGCCGAGCCGCCGGAGCTGCTCGGGTTGCCGTGGATCTCGGTGGTACCGGTGCCGGTGTCCACGACGTCATGCCCGAGCTTGCGGGCGCCCCGGCGCTTACGGATCGAGCCGCGCTCGGTGAACTCACCGTTCTCCAGCACCGCGAGCTTGGGCGGCTGCAAAGCCTTCGCGTCGCTCTTGGTGTCCACCCCCTGGTTGAAGGGCAGAGCGATCGGTTGCCAGTTGACGGTCATCGGGGTTCAGGCGACGCGGTCGCAGGTCATCGCCATCGAGAAGACCTTGCTGGACTGCGCGCCGTCGCGGGTCCAGGAGATCTCGGCGTAGTAGGTGCGGTCGACTTCGATGGTGTGGTTGGGCGCGGTGCCGACGGACTGGTCGCCGTCGAGGGAGTTGGTGGCCGAGCCCAGGGGAAACCTGCCGGTGCCGGTGGACGTGTAGAAGAGTTCGACCTTCAGGGTGGCCACGCCGGCCGCGATGCTGTTGAGCGCCCGGACGCTGACCGACTTGAGCCGGCTGCCCACGACCATGGGGCCCAGACCGACGACGATCGATCCGGTCGTGTTGGTGAACAGGATCGACAGGTCGGCCAGGTCGACCACCGGCGCGACGGCGCCGAGGTGGTGCGCGCCGATCAGCGGCACCATGTACACGCGGTTGGCGTGCTTGGTGTCGGCCTGGCCGGTGGTGAGGGCGCCGGCCACCAGGCTGGTGGCGGTTGGATCGTCCAGGGCAGGCGACCGGGTGGTCGCCAGGACGCCGGCGGCCGACATGGTGATCAGGCTGGTCGAGCCCGGCACCGCCGCCGGCATGGTCATCGCGTAGCTCGCCACCAGAGCGGCCGGCGACTTCAGGGTGACCTTGTTGACGATGCCGGCCGCGACCTCGCGTAGCTCGATGTCGCCGATGTTGAGCTTGGCGGCGTGGTTCACCTCCTGGGTGAAGGTGAAGGTCTTGGTGGCGTTGGAGTAGCTGGCGTCGGCGTTCACGCCGCCGGCGCCGTAGTCGCCGGTGAAGCCCTTGACCGCGGCGGCGTTCAGGGCGCCGTTCTTGGTGAGCTGGATCGGCGTGCCGTTGCCGTCGGTCCACCAGAAGTCGCCGCCCGCGTCGGCCTGGGCCTTGCGCACGTGGGCGGCGCCGCTGGCGATCGCGGCCAGGGCGGCCAGCCGCAAGGCGCCGACGTCCTCGAGCAGCTGGGCGTTGACGTCCAGGGTCTGGTTGACGTCGATCTCGTCGGGGGTCACCAGGGGCTCGACGTCGTCGACCAGCTTCTGGATCGCCGTGTTGAGCGTCGAGGCGTAGGCCGGGCCCGGCGAGACACTCGGGGTCGGCAGGACGACATTCAGGGGCTTGCCAGGCATCTAGAACACCCACAGGCTCGCGGTGGCGGCGACGCCCCCGGAGTCCAGCCAGAGCTCGGTCTCGGGGCGGGGGTTCGACGCATCCCAGCTGGGGAGGTCGAAGCGGGCCGTGGTCCGAACGACCAGGACGCCGCGGGGCTTGCGGCCCAGGGTGTGGCGGACCTTGGTGACGCCGGCGGCGTCGAAGACCACGCCTTCGAGCAGGGCGCCATCCAGCAGCGGGATGCCGGCCAGCTCGAGCAGCGCGCGCGAGACCTGGTCGAGCTGCAGCTGGCTGGCGCCAGCAGTCCCGCCGGCGCGGCGCAGCACCTGGAGCTGGTTGGTGCTCACCGCCACCGCCAGTCGGCCGGGTCGTAGGCCGGGCCCTCGAGGTCCTCGTCGCCGCGCACGTCGCGGACCCGATGACTCTGCAGCTGGCTGCGGTGCTCGGCCTCTTCGTCGATCCGGTCGAGCAACACCTGGCGCTCGGCGCGCAGGGCGGAGCTGGACGACTCCTCCTTGTCGAGCATGCGGATGGCGGCCTGCAGGACCAGCAGATCCTCCCAGCCGTTGACGCCGTCGACGGTGTCGGCGTCGTCGACCAGGTCGATCGCCGCCGGGACGTAGACGTGGCGATAGGTCTGCCCGGCCGGGGCCAGGGGCGCCAGCTGCACCTTGGCGGCGGCGCCGGTGCCGATCACCCGGTAGGCCACCGCGTGGCCGCCCAGCTCCTGGTACCGGTTGCGCTCGGCGGAGCTGTACTGCGCCAGCTCGACGTAGCGGCTGCCGTTGAGCCAGTCCACCCCGATGGTGGCGTAGTAGTCGCTCGGCACCAGGTAGGTCGCCGCCCCGGTGGTGGCGATCACCTGCTCCTTCTCGTCGGCCAGGCCGAGCTGGGCCTGCACCAGCTTGCCGTAGAGCCAGGAGTAGGCGGCCGACAGGAAGCGATTCAGCTCCGGGTCGGACACGAAGTCCACGTCCTTCATGTCCGCGAGGTCGCGTGCCCGCGTTCGCAGTTCTTCGAGAGTGAACGTACGCATCCGACCCGGAGCCTCCGGTTACTCCGCCTCGTAGCCCTTGCAGAGCTCCATGAGCGCCAGGAAGGCGTCCAGGGCTGCGTCGGGGTCCTCGGCGGACTTGAACTCCATCACGGCGGTCTTGAGCTCTTCTCGCTTCGCGCTCTCGTCCTCGTCGTCGGCCGGCTTCTTGTCGCCGGCCGACGCCATGGCTCCATCCTTGCCAGAAGGGCTGTCCCCGCCGGCGGCGCGCTTGAGCATGGAGACCATGGCGTCGCGGCCCTTCATCACTTCAGGGTTCCCGACTGGTTGAAGGTCGCGCTGAAGTTGACGCGGTTGTTGGCGTCGGCCGCGATGTCGGCCGCGGCCGCGCCCGTGATGGTGCGGACCACCAGGGTCTTGGCGGTCCCGTCGTAGGTGCCCAGCTGCGCCTTGCTGTCGGCCGACGCCGCCACCTGCAGCGTGGCCTCGGCCTCGACCAGGTCGTAGCCCACCTGCTCGAACGTGATCAGGAAGAGCCCGGCACCGGTGCGCGCGACGGTGAAGCCGCGCCCCTTGTTCTTGGTGGCGTCGATCGCGCTCCCTCCGTTGGGAGCGAACGAGCCCTTCACCACCACGTACTCGCTCGGGCCCTTGACCCGCAGCGGGGATACCCCTGAGATTCCTCCCATGGTCGAGCTCCTTCCTTACAGCGCGCAGACGCCGTTGCGGCCGGGGCCGAACACGGCCATGTTGCACCAGGCGCGGACACGACCCTCGACGCCGTCGTCCCCGGACTGGCGGATCTCGACGTTGCCGTCGTCGTCCACCACGTGGGGCAGCGGGTTGAGGTGGCGCAGCATGATCGAGCTCATGGTGAGCACGTAGCCGCGGTCCTCCGGACAGTCCGGCTCCGCGAACACGTTGAAGCTGCCACCCGAGGTGAACAGCTTGATCGACGGGAAGCCGACCTTGGCCTCCATGCCCGGGTCGCGCACGACCTTGTCGCCCAGCTCGAGCTCCATCTGGGTCCACTTGGTGTGGTTGATGAAGGCGTGGCTGGGCCGGCCGCCCGAGACGGTGCCGATCAGCTCGCCGAGCTCGATCAGGTTCTCGTGGATGGGACGGGCGGCGTTGTTGATGCGCCAGCCGGCCAGGAGCTCCGGGTCGGCCGAACGGTCGACGCCGAAGTGGTTGTCGCCCCCGGTCGGGGCGGTGAGCGGCAGCCAGGCCGCCAGGCCCGCGATCGACAGGTCGTAGTCGCCCTCGACGAACAGATAGTCGTCGTCGGCGCCGGTGCCGATGCCCGCGGTGTAGTTGCCGGTGAGGGTCACGGTCCCCGCCTGGCGCTGCACCGACAGCACCTTCACGGTGCCGGCCTTGACCGCGCCGCCGCCGTCGGCGGTGCTGCCGACCAGCACCATGTCCTTCTGGAAGTGCCGGGTGTCGGTCTTGTTGTACAGGGTGATGACCGCGGTGGCCGACCCCGTCTTCAGGCGACCGATCGAGCCCGACGCCTTCCGGAACAGCGAGCGGCTGATCGAGTTGCCGAGCTCGGCGATGATGCCGTCGTACTCGGACTTCTTCAGCTCCGCGAACGCTCCGGCCTGGCCCTTGGACTGGGCCATGGCCAGAGCGTCCATGGTGAGCACGCCGTAGTCCTTCGTGATGTCGAGCTTGAAGGCCTTGGACTGCGACGCCGACACGTTGGCCTGGGCCTTCGAGAAGGTCCGGCTCCGGCCCATCGGGTTGCCGAACATGACCGGCACCTTCCAGGTGTCGCCCACCCACTTGTCCTTCTTGGGGACCAGGGTGAAGAACGCATGGTTCTTGATGGCGACGTTGGTCGGCTCCGGGCCGTCGTAGAGCTCCTTGAGGAACGCGGCGAAGGTGGTCTTGGTCGAAGCGGAGACGCCCATGACGGCGCCGCCTCCCAGGACCTGATGGATGTCCGACCAGATCAGCGCGCCGCCCAGGATGAGCAGCAGGCCGAATGCGAACAAGGCCAGGCGGATGGGGCTCCGGCGGATCGCGCCGGGCAGATTCTTCAGTGCGTTGAACACAGCCTGTCTCCCTTGAGCCAGGCAGGTGGGGGCTACTGCTGTTCCAGCAGCCGGGCGGCGCGCTCGATGCGCTCCTCCGGCGTGAGATCCCGCCTGCTCTTGCGGCTCGTGTGGGTGTCCGTCTCTTCGTTGGAGAGGGTCGGCGCAGGCTTCGCGTCGGGCGCCGCAGGCTTGTTCGCGCTGGAGGGCTTGTCGGCAGGGGTCGGGTACAGCTTGCGGAAGGGGGCCAGTTCGCGTTTCAGGTTCTCTTCGAGCTCGGCGGCGAGCTCGGCAGGGGTCGGGGGCTTGGCGGTCGGATCGGCCTCGGCCTTGCGGGCGGCCATCTCGTAGAGCGCATCGACCAGCTGGTCGGGCAGCTCCTCGGCCAGGGCCTGGACGTGCGGCAGGGCGCGGTGCTCGGGCTTGCCATCGGCGCCGGCCAGCTCGACCTTGAGGATCTCGCCGGCCTTGGGCACCGCGACGCCACGGATCTGGGTCTTGTAGCCGGCGATCAGTCGCTCGTCCGCGGCGGCCTGGGTGGCGCGCTGCTCGCGCTCGGCGGCCTGCTGCTCCCTGGCCTCGATCGCGGCCATGCGCTCGTCCAGGGCGCGCTGGCGCTTGCGCTCGGCCAGCTCGGGCGGCGCCTTGTCGCCCATGGCCTCGAAGTAGAGCAGCTCGCCGATCTCGGCGAAGCCGTCCTTGATGCCCAGCGCCTTGAACAGGGCGACCGGGTCGGCCTTGGCCATGGCGGCCGCGCGCTCGACCAGCTCGACCTGGGCGAGCTTGCCCTCGAGCTCCTTCTCGCGGGCAGCCAGCTTGGTCTCGCGCTCGGTGGACGCCCGCTGCAGCTCGCGCTCGCGGCGGGCGATCGCGGCCAGCTGGGGCGACACCTGCGCCGCGGCGGCCGCGGCCGGGTCGGCCGGCTTGGCCGCCTGGGCGGCGGCGGCCGCAGCGGCAGCGGCATCGCCCGGGGCGACGGTCGGGTCGCCCTCGGGCGCATCGGCGCCGGTCGGATTGCCGTCGACGTCGGTGCCGACGTCGGGCACCGCCAGGTCCAGCCCGGCGGCCAGCATGGCGGCGGCGCGCGCGGTCCGGTCGGGCGCCTCGGCGCCGGCGGCGGTGTCGGTGGTCTCGGAGGCCGAGGCGGCCGGGGTGGTCGGGGACGGGGTGCTGGCCTGGGTCTTCACGGTGGGTTACCTCACGCTGCGGCAGCGAACGGGGAGGGAGCGCCGCCGGCGGCGGCCTCCGAGATCGCGGGGGTCGGCTGCGGGGCCGCGGGCGCCGCGCCGGCGGTGGCCATCTGCTTGACGGCCTCGGCCTGCTGGATCCAGATCCGGAAGCCCTCCAGGATGTCGTCGGGGGCGCCCTCGCGCTTGGCGCGCAGCAGCGCCAGCTGGTGGCGGGGGATTCCGTACGACAGGAACTGGTAGGGCTCCGGCGGGGAGAACTTGCCGTCGAGCAGGTCCTCGACGTTGGCCTCCATGTCCTCGATGCCGGCGTTGAGCAGGGAGGCGGAGTGCTCGAGGTCGGGGTGGTTGAGCAGCCGCCGGGCCTCGCTGTTGTCGATCAGGCCCGCCTGGGCCATCTCGATCACCGCCTGCAGGCGCCCGGCCGGAGTGCGCGACAGGATCGAGCTGGTCTCGATCTTGATGACGAAGCGCTCCTCGTCGAGATCCACCTGCGACCACTCGATCTTCTCGACGAAGCGGCGGGCCAGGTAGACCGAGGTGAACTTCTGGCTGCGGCCGTAGATCCGCTTGGCCAGGCGCACGATGTGACGGGCGGCCTCGGCGAACACCTGCTCGTAGCGCTGCGCCTGGATCGCGAAGCGCTGGGTCTCGATGTCGTTGTACTCGCGGAGAGCGACAGCGCTCTCAAGGCCGCCGGGCTTCTTGCTCTGGGCCGACAGCTGGGAGATGCCGGCGAACTCGAAGCCGGACTGCTTGAGGCGCTCCTTGTAGGAGTAGATCTCCTGGCCGACCGCCTGCGGGGTGTGGAACACCGGCGGCCGGTTGCCGCGGTAGCCGATCACCGCCCCGATCTCGTTGGTGAGCTGCAGGCGCAGCTGCTTGGCGTCGGTGTTGACGAACACCCGCGGGGTGGCGATCAGGTCCTGGGCCTGCTCGATGAAGCGGTTGAGCTTGTTGATCCGCAGCTGGATGCCGAAGAGCTGCTCGGCCAGGCCCTGGCCGTAGAAGCCGATCAGGGGCTTGGACCAGCGGTAGAAGACGAACGGGAACTCGTCGTCGGTGAAGGGCGCGTCGTGCAGGGTGGCGGTCTGCACGGTGATCGTGTGCCGGCCGTCCTTGGCCTTCGGGCCCGAGCGCAAATGCCAGCTCTCGATCACCACGACCTGGTCGGACTGCACCCGGCGATAACTGGTGTACTGCGGGTCGTCCTTGTGGGCCGAGTCGATCTCCGCCTCGTGGCCCGGATACATGGCCTTGAGGACCTCGCGGTCGACAAACTTGCGCTGGTGCAGCTCGCGGGGCAGCGACTGCCGGCACTGGCTCTCGTCCACGATCAGCTCGTCGGGGACGACCCGCTCGACCCGGATGGTGCCGGGCGCGCCGCCCGGCTCGTAGATCTTGAGCGCGCCGGTGCCGAACACCCCGCCGTCGCGGAAGACGTCGACGCCGGCGTCGTAGATGCCCGAGGTCTGGAAGATGCCCAGGACGAACTTGTCGAGCATCCGGGCCTTGCGCTGCACCGACCACTCGGCGCCGTCGGTCATGAAGCTCGCCTTGGGCCGGTTCTTGGCGATCATCGAGGTGGCGGTGTCGATCACCGACTGGATGACGTTCTCCGACACCCGGCCCTGCGCCGGCCGGCGGCCGCCGCGCTTGCGGGTGGTCCAGCCCATGCCGACCAGGTCGCAGTTGGCGTAAAGGTGCGCGTGGCGCAGCATCTGCTCGTGGACGTCGCGCTGGTCCTCTTCGAGCGCCTGCACGTGCGGGAACACCGCCTTGTGGGCGGCGTCCTTGTCGGCGTGCCACCAGAAGGAGCTCGTCTTCACGCTGTCGGCGGCTTCGGGCTTGGTGGTCACGCGGCACCTCGGGGCGCTTCGTCGAAGCGCGGCACTTCGCCGCCGGGATACGCGTCCGGATCGTCGTAGTCGGACTCGTAGATCGGCCGCTTGTCGCCATCGATGGAGAAGGCGGGCAGCTCCTGCCCTTCGTCGCCGGCGCCGGCCGGAGCCTCGGCCGCCAGCTCGAGCTCGAGGTCATCCACGCGCAGCCGGGTGACCCCCTTGGCGCGCAGGGTGTCGACCAGGGCGGACAGCTGGTCTTTGTGCTCGGCCAGGGCCAGGAGCTTGCGCAGCGACGCCGCGGTCTTCTTGCCGCCGGCGGCGGTCACCAGCTACCCCCGTCGAGCTCGACGCCGTAGTCGTCCCGGTCGAAGCCGCCGAGCTGCTCGGCGTCGGCCTCCCACCAGTCGAGCTTCTCGCGGCGCTCGGCGGCCGCCCGGGCGCGGACCAGCTCCTCGTCGGCGGCCATGTCGTCGTACTGCGGCGTGCCCGGCCGGGGCCGGACCGGCGCCGGCGCCGCGAACCGGTGCACCGCCCAGCGCCACAGGTACAGGAACGCGTCGTAGGCGTGGTCGGCGCAGGACCGGTCGGGAAGGGTCATCTTCTCGTTCCACTGCAGGACCTCGATCTCGGTCTCCAGGTTGGAGCCGGCGCGGATCCGGATCCGGCCGCCGACCAGGTCGGAGTTCTGCAGCTCGATGTAGTTCCGCTTCTCCTTCTTCTCGGCGGGCAGGACGTCGATCCCGTACTCCTCGCCCAGGGCGTCGATCATCGCCTTGCCGGCGCTGTCGCCGACGATCACGTCGAAGCCCCCGAACTGGGTCTCGAACTCGCGGATCTTGCGCGCGATGTCGGCGACGGTGAGGTGGGGGCTCTTGAAGTCGGTGACGTGGTAGAGCGTCTCGCAGGTGTCGGAGTGGGCGGCGACGACCAGGGCGAAGTCGTCCTCGAAGCCGAAGTCCAGGCCGCACATGTAGCGCCACTCGTGCTCGTCGGGCAGGCCGTGGGCGTTGGTCGAGCGCGGGTCCGGCGTCCAGCTGTTCTTGTCGGGGTCGTACTTGGAGACCCGGCTGTCGAAGTCGCCGACCCACTCGCCCAGGTACTCGCGCCGCCAGATCGGGTGGTCGTCCGCCCAGCCGGCCGCGCGCTTGTCCTTGAGCGCCGACGCCCAGATGTGCGGCATGGCCACGTTGTCGCGGACGTTCCACCGGTGGAACGACCACTCGCGCTTGCACCGGCGCTTCTTGGCGAACCGCTGGCTGTGCCGGGACCCGTCGCGGGTGACCTCGTAGAAGACGCCGGCTAGGATGGAACCGGGGGTGCCCATCAGGACGAGCGAGCCCAGTCGGTCGTGCAGCGCCGGCGCGATCACCTCCCGCACGAGCTCCGTGATCACCGCGCTCGGAAAGCTCTTGCACTCGTCGATCACGACGAGGTCGTAGGCCTGCCCGCGTTGCTTCTCGATCTCGTCCCTGGACTCGGCGCCCATGAGCGCGATCAACGAGCCGTTGGGGAAGTAGGCGATCAGCTCGGTGTTGTGGAACTGGATCCCGAGGTCGTAAACCTTGTTGAGGTGCTTGAGGCCCGTGCCCGGCGGCCGCCACAGCAGGCCTCGGGCCGACCCCTTGGTGAGGGTGAGGAACAGGCAGTTACTGCCCGGCTTGAGCAGGCAGGTCTGGATCAGGTAGGCCGCAGCCGAGAAGGTCTTGCCGGCGCGCCGGCCGCACAGCGCCGCCTTGCGGCGGGCCGGGTCGTCCAGGAACTCGAGCTGCTGGCGGAACAGGTCGTGCCGGATGGCGGCGACCTTGGCCCGGTCAGACGCGGGCGACCGCCGGCGCAGCTCGTCCTGCGCCTCGGCGAAGACCTGGTCGGCGACGAGGCCGATCACCCAGCGGGACGGGCGCGGCCCTTGCGGGCCTGCGCGTCGTCCGGCGGCTCGAGCTCGGCCGTCTCGAAGGAGCTCACGTTCTCGAAGGGAACGTAGGTCCTCCAGGGGGCATCGTCCCGCCCGACCCCGGACAGCCTCACCAGCCGCCTATCCAGGTCGACCTCGACGTCGATCCCCTGGCCGGGCGTGATGAGCTGCTCGTGGCTTCGGGTGGGAAGCCGGACGCGGTGGCGGAACTCGATGGTGTGCACCTGTAGCTTCACGGGTGGGCTTCCTTGCTCGGAGGGGGTGCCGCGTCGGCCGCGGCGGGGGTCGGCGCCTTGCGCGCCAGCTTGGGGGCGAACACAGCCGCCGGGAACGGCCCGCCGGTGCCCGCCAGCCGGCCGGCGATCGGCGTGCGGAACGTGTAGGCCAGCGGTCCCGTGGGCTTGACGCCGGCGGCGGTGAGCAGCGACTTGAAGACGCCGTTCCTGCGGAAGGGCTCCTTCACGTAGGCGTAATGCACCACCGCCTGGAAGGGCTGTCCGGTCGTCGCCGGCTCGATCACCAGGTACCCGAATAGCGCCCGCTCGCCTGGCTCGGCGCCGGCGTCGACCGCGCACAGCACCCGGACGCCCGGGCGCGCCAGCAGCCGCTCGATCGCCGTGTGGTAGGCCTCGTAGTACAGGTCGTCCGGCAGCGGCCCGGCATAGTGCGTGCCCTGGAACGACCGCAGCCAGCTGTGAAAGACGAAGGGCAGCTCGCCGGCGGTGGCAGCGCGGTAGGTGACGGGGGCGGTCACGCCGGGCCCCCGGCGCCCGGCCGGTACGCCGGCAGGTTCTCGACCCGCCAGCGCAACAGGGCGTAGTCGTTCAGCGACGTGTCGCCGGCGACCGCTCGAACCAGGGCTGCGGCGTAGGAGTCGGTCGCCCCCGGCGGGACATACACACGCCGCTGGAACTCGTCGAAGAGCTCGGCCTGGTCGAGCTTGGCCGCGGTCGCCTCGCACGCCGCGCAGGGCGGCCGCGGGTTGGCGAAGTCGGCCACGCGCATCACTTCCCCGTCGCCTTCCCGCCGATGCGCCGCGCGTTGTAGACCCGGGTGAGCTCCTGCAGGAGCTTGCGCTGGTGCTCCGGCAGCTGCGACTCGAACCATTCCACGAAGACCGCCCGCTTCTGCGGCGGCGTGAGCCTCGATGCGCGCCGGTGCGCGTCCTTCTCCAGCGACCGGGCCTCTTTGACGACCTGGGCGAGCGCCCGGCCGAGCCGAGCGGCGTTCTCGGCGTGCTCTGCGCTGAACTTGAGCCCGGACACCTCGCGCTCGGTCTGCTCGCCCTCGAGCTGGACCAGCTGGCGCTCGATGAGGTTGATCGAGCGCTGCGCGACCGCGTACAGCGGATCCGCGACCTCGGCGACGCCGGCGGCGGAGCCCTTGGCCTTGCGACGGGCCATTACCCCCCTCCCTGCTGTCGGCGCCAGTCTTTCGGCGCGTCCTGGGCCGAATCTGGGCCTCCAGGGATGGAATAACGCTCGTTTGGGTCGTTCAGAGCCGAAATATGCGACCGAGACGCGGGAC